TTGCTACCATCTGCACGAGTTGTACCAGAACCTTCACCAACTGCGCTCAATTGAAGGTAAGGGAAGTACCAGTACTTTCCGTTCATATCCTTCACGATTGCGTTGAGGTATTGCTGACCAGCACCCAAGATTTTGATTGATTGAGATTTGTCCTGGTCTCTGCGGTGGAACATCAAAGAGATGGTCGCAGTGACGTAAGATGAACCGTTCACAAGGTCGATTGCTGCATCTTCCACATAGCTTCCAGTGTTGCGACGTATCTCAAATGGAGTATAGTCAGGAGCACCAGCATTCAATGTGATAGAATCAATAGTCCAAGTGTTGGTTGCATCAAGGGCAAAAGTATCAATGTTGTCTTGCTGATTAATCCAAATCTTTTCAATGCCACCACTGTTGTTGTCGCATGATTTGACGATTGTTTCTAAAGCTTCACAAGCCATAATTTTTTTGATTTATCAGTTTAAAAAAAAAGGGGGAATTTCACCCCCTAAAATATTTAGGCAGCTGCGTTGTAGAATACAATCTCACCACCGTTCACATGAGTGAAACCAACTTTCATGTTGGCACGAGTGCGGATAACCGGCTCAGCAACTGTGTCAGCTAAGTTGATAGCACGCAATGCTTTACCATCACCTTCAGCATCAAAACTGTATATAAGATTGCCTTTCAACGTAGCAACAATTTTAGATGTTGTACCCATACCTGGACACAATACCATCTTGATTCCTAAGTAAGAGAAATCTAATGCTTGAGTCAAGTTGGCTTGAGTGTTGGCAGCAGCAACAGCAGCACGGTAAGCCGTAGCAACTGGAGTTGATACATAGATTCTCAAATCTTCTTGGTTAGCGATTACAGCAGCTGGGATAGCAGCGTAAACTAAAGCCAATTTAGCAAGAACATTTGATGGAGTGATCGCAACTGGAGAAGCGATATCAATCACAGCTGAATCAGCAAGCAATCCTTTTACATAACCGTCACACAATGCGAGTGCTGGTACCAATGAAGTTGTATCACCTAACCAACGAAGTTTTTCGATGTTCTCAGCGATTGTCTTAGCCATTTCATTCCAGTAGAAATCCATGAAAGATGCAACAGTGAAGTCACCATTTGAACCTTTTGTCATTTGAAGAGATACGAATGACTGCTCCAAATTGAATTGGCAGATTTCAGCCATCGCTGATAATCCACATACATCAATTTCAACAGATGAGAGGTCGTCATCGCTTGCATTCCATCCGCAGTTCTCTGCCTGGAGGACCTGACCGAATGTTACGGTCGAAATTTTTGTCTTATATTTGACACCAGGAAGTGTGCGGTAGTTGTCAACCGTTTCCTCATTCAAATACGCACGAGAATAGAATGCCTCGCTGTTTGCTTGCAATAACGCTGATGCGTCAATGTCCAAGTCGAATCTTAATTTTCTGCTCATTTTGGTTTGTTTTTTATTGGTTATTTAGGTTTAAAAATTTACTAACTGCGCTGAATTTGGCTTGCACTGACATTTTTTGTTTGTTGTCGGTTGCCTCAACTTCAACTTCTTTTTCGCCATACATCTCTTCCATTTGATTGCGAAGGTCTGCAAGCATTGCGATTAATGCCTTCTCACGCTCCTCAATAACTGGCAAGACGATTGCAAGAATAGCCTCTGCATCTGCTGTCGGGTCGATAGCCATCTCTTCGTCAGTGATGGTTGAATCTTCAGTCACTGTCTCCTCGACTGTTGTATCTTCCAACGCTACTGGCTCTGCTGCCATCTCTTCCTCAACCACTTCAGCGGTTGGCTCTTCTTTTTCCATCTCTTTGATTTCAACAACCTCGCCATCTTTCATGACGTAGATTTTGTCCTCAACAAGATATTCTCCATCTGGTAACTTGTTCATGTTATTTAGTTTAATTTGTTCCGATAATTTAAGACCAAGAAAGCCCTCGATGGAGAATCCGACTTGACCATCTTCAACTAATTTGTTGTAGTATTCTGGGTCAGTCACCTGAACAGTCAACATGAGAGTTCCTTTCGGTACCTCGATGCCAAATGTGCTGAATGCTTTGTCTTGGTTTGGGTTGTCCACAATCCATGTTTCGAGAATGTAGGCTGGCACCTTCTTATCTGTGTCATGCTCCAGGTTGAAGATGTCACGATTTTTGAGGTCGGCCATGAACTTGGTGTGAATCTGCTCAATGACCTCAGCGGTGAACTGCACATAATACTCGCCATCTTCTTTGTTGTTGCGGTAGATGTCCATCGGTATCATTGCCGGTGCCGTGATGCGATATTTTAGATCGTCAGAAAAAATCATTTTTTTCTCTGCGCTGAATGCCATCCCTTTGACCTTGATAGCTGGAAGATTGGTGAACGCAATCATCTCGATGCCCAAGTTCTCGCCGTCGCTGTATTCGTCGTCAATAGTAATTTTGTAAACTGGAATATCTTTGGTCATGCTTATATTGCAAATTTTGTATCTTTGTTCATAAATTGATATTATGATACAAGTATTTGACATCCAAGTCCCAAACAAAATGAGCGAGCTCACCATCGAGCAGTTCGAAAAAATCAGCCAAATTCTGAACAATCAAGAATTCGACAACATCGAGAGATATGTTGAGATGTTCAAATATCTTGGTGTGAAAGAAGAGCTATGGGATGACTACCCATTCAGCAAATTTGTTGAGCTGATAAAAGAATTCAACCTCGATTCATACACACCGAATGAAGCGCAGACAACCATCGAGTTGGAAGGCTATACCTATGAGGCGCAGCTCAAGCTGTCAGTGAAAGAGACCAAGCTCATCGAGAAGATTGTCAACACCAAGCCGAATCACTACATCAGTGATATTCTTGCAATCATGTTCAAACGAACTGACCTATCCAACACCGAGCACTTCACAGATGCGCACCTCAAACACAAAGCAAAAATATTTCGCAATCTGAAAGCAGAAATCTGCGTTCCATACATTGTATTTGTGACTGAGAAAATATCTGAATATGCCCAAGCCAACGCTGCCGAAGAGGTGGAACCAAGTCAGTCTTGAGCAGTTCATTGAGCTGAGACAACTCAAAGGTGATGATGGTGTATTCAACCACAACATCGACATCATCTGCGCACTCACAGATTCACTGCCAGAAGATTTTGATGACCTCGACATCACAGAGGTAACTGAAATCTTTAAGGACCTTCAGTGGCTCTACACCGAACCGAGCAAATTGTACACCGATAGGATTGGCAAGTTCTATCTCAAGCCAATGACTGACCTCACGCTCGGTGAATTCATTGACCTGGAGTATTATTTCACCAGCGACTACATCCAATATCTTCCAAACATCTGCGCTCTGCTGTATCGCATTCCATCAGTTGTCGAGGACAATGTGGTCTCAAAGTGGGAATCAAACGATTTCAAGACGTCAAGTCGGGTGCACTACTTCCTGGACCAACCAATCACCAAGATGTATGGTGTGCTGACCGAGTATATCAAGTTCAGAGATAACTTTATCACCAGCCACAAGAACCTAATGACCGAGCAAGTGGTTGATGACATCGATGAAATCACTGACCCTGACGAAAAGAAGGAAGCAGAGCGTGAAAAGTCCTCACAAAAATGGGGATGGGAGCAGCTCATTTGGTCGGTGTGCAATGGTGACCTCACCAAATATGACCAAGTAATCAACATGAAGCTCGTGCTTGTGTTTAATTTCTTGGCGATGCGTAAAGAGCTGGAGATTTAGTAGTCGAGTGCGTAGTTGAAATCTCCGAATAACGGTCTGAAGTCATATATCACTTTCGGCTTTCTGCGCAACAAATTGCCGAGCTCCAAGATAGGGAACTTCTGAGCCAAGTCAGAGACATAAAGTCCATACATTTCAGCAATCAATCCATTCATCTCCATTGCTTGGTTGAATTTCTTGACCAGGTGAAAGGGTGCGATGGTTGCAGTTCCGTTATTCAGGTAGCCAAAATAGTAGGCAGCGAGAATCTCGATGCGAATGTTGCCTTCTGTGGTCACTTTGGCATTGATACGCACCGAATCATACAGCGTGTATGTGTCGATGAGTGCTTCATCCTTGATGACTTTCTTGA